AGGGTGTGCCTATCTGGCAGGAAATGAGTCAGGTGACCGGCGAGACAGTGCAGGAGCTTAAGAATATGGCCCGAGACGGCAAGATCAGCTTCAACATTGTTCAGGAAGCCATTCGAAACCTGACAAGAGAAGGCAGTGCTTTTCATGAGCTTTCACGGCGCATGCAGGAAACCTTCCAGGGTCGATTCGCCAGGATCGAGGCCGCAACGCAGAAACTGGCTCTCGCCTTCGTTACCGGCTTCAACAGTATGGATAGAGCTATGGGCGGTATTGTCAGCGGCTCGATGAAGCTGTTTGCGGACGCTTTGTTTGCGATTGCCGACAATATGAACAATATCATTGCAATCATGACGGCCCTTACTGCCGCAACCGCAGCATACTTCGTCGTGTCAAACTGGGCTGGTATCGTCGGTGGAATTAGGCTTGTCATTGCGGCAATCCAAGGCATTGTCACTGCGCAGAATCTTGCTAACGTCGCAACTGTCTTCTTCCATGCCTTGACTGGTAACTGGGCTGCTATCGCCGCGGCCGTAGCTGTCGCCGGTGTGGCCTACGTGGGCATGAAGAGTGCTATTGATAATGCAGCTCAGGGTGCTAAAGATCTGCAAACAGAGGTGGCATTTAACACAGAGGCTACGGGAGAACTTACCGAGGCTCAGGTTAAGTACTTCGAGGAAAACATCAACGGCTTTGACGCGTTGATGGAGATGTACAAGGAAGAGAAGACTGCGATGGATGAAAAGAAGACAGCTCTTGATGAGGAGGTCGAAAAACTTAAAGCCCTGAGGGGGGTGGTCAAAGAGAAGTATGACGCAGAGATCCAGGGTATCAAGGATACGATCACGGAAGATCGCATCAAGCAGGGCGAGATGAAGCAGAATCACCAGGATCGCCTGAATGAAATCAACACGCGCTACGACGCTGAGCTTGACCTGATCGACGTGGCCATCGGCAAGCTTCGTGAAAAGACGACAGAAGAACAGAAGCTTTACGAGTTCGAGAAGAAGGCGCTTCAGGATAAGATTAGGAGTGGCGAACTTGATAAGGAGCAGCTGCTTCGCGCACAGGCCCGTCTGTCACGTATGGAACGCCAGGAGCAGATCGCAGAACTGCTGAAAGAGAAGGCTGAAACGCAAGCCGACAAAGAGAATGAGATCACTGACGCGAAAGAGGAGCAGAATACTCAAATGGATGCTCTCACTGACAAGATCAAGAACCAGGAAACCGAGATTAGGGCCCTGGAGAAGGCTCGTGACGACGAAATCGGCAAGATTGACGAGGCTATTGATAACGTTGACCTGATGACTCAGGGCATTGATCTTACGAACGTCGAGGTTGACGAGCAGATTGGACTTGTCAATCAGCTCGCTGGAGAGTACTCAGCTGCGAAAGCCCGGGTTGACGATCTGGCAACATCCCTCAGGCGAGCGGCTGCGGCTCAAAGGGAGCTTAATGCTGCCCAAAACCCCAGCGGTGGCGGGGCAGGTGATGGCAGGGCTTCTGGTGGCCCTGTCTCTGGCGGCACGACTTATACCGTCAACGAACTTGGCAAAGAGGCCTTCCTGAGTGCTAGCGGCAAGTTGAGCATGATCAATGCCCCTTCCTTCGGTCAGTGGAAAGCCCCTGGAGCTGGTACAGTTATCCCCGCGCACCTGACCAAGCAGCTGAGTATCCCAACTGGTGGCGTAAACCTCAACAGCGCAGCCTCCTCCAACGCCTCCCGCGCCAGCAGCGGTGGCATGGGCTCGATGGTCAAGGCTATCCGCGGTGCCATGAGTAGTGGCGATACCTTCCATCAGAACGTTACCGTCCAGTCCGCTAACCCAACCCAGGCCGCTAATAACATGATGGTTGAAATGACTCGCCTACGCCGCCGTCGTTTTAGCTGATAGGCATCCTTGTTCAGACGCAAAGATCCCTTGTTCTTTTTCGGTGATCCGACGGAAGTCGCAAAGATGCACGTTGACTGGATCCTGGGATTTCCAGGTCCAGACGTGCCCGATGTTCCCTTGGACGAGATGTCGGAACAGGATCTTCGCAACCTAATGGCGTATCTGCATGGAGCGCTCTCACAGGCTCTTATGTACGGCTACGACGAGGAAGTGGTGGGCTTGGTCAGAGGTTGGCACGACGAGGTGTTCGTCGCCCTTGCAGAGGCTTCTGAGCAGTTTAGGCAGCGTGTTAGGGAGGGGGCTGTGTTCACGCCAGATGGGCCGCCTTCTCGACCAAAGTACCTAGCCCTTACGAGAGAGGCTTCGGAATCCTAGCCCAGCTAAGCAATCCTGATGGCTGGACCCGTAATTGCGATCTCTTACACAGCCGTTGGAGGTGGCACGCCTCGCAACCATCTGATTGACAACTTTGGCGACAATGCCATGCCTCGAAGCTATGTAAACTCTGCAACCTTTGACACTTCGGCTAGCGGAGCAAACATTCTTGGAGGCCCTGCTTTTAGGCAAAGGTATCAGTGGGTGATTTCGACAATCATGAGAACGTCGCTGGCAGAGTCTTTTGATCTTATGTTCAGGGAATGGGACGGAGACAGAGCGGCAGGGTACTCGGCGGCTGTGGGTATCGTCGACCAAACTTGGGGTTCACTCATCGGCACTAGTGCAGTCTTTGTTACGCCTCCCACCTACACTCGAATGGGTCCACAGCTGACCCTGGTTAGTTTCGGTCTTCAGGAGGTCTGATCATGTCATACTTGGTACAAAAAACTCGCGTTGCCCAACTTCTTATCGGCACCACTGACTACACTTCTAGCCTCATCAGCTTCCAGGTGTCTGACTCTAGTGCTTTTAACAAAGGCCTAATTACGACCGTCGGAACACTGGTCCTCGGTCAAAAGGCTGGTGGTCCCAATATCGAAGACTATGACAGGAATCGGTTTAAAAGAGGAACTTCCGTCACTCTTGATCTAAAGAACGCAGGTGGCTCTCAGTACAGGCACCCTCGGGGACGCCTTTACGTAATGAGTGTTTCTTACAATGTGGAGGCCGAGCAGCTTGAGGTCGAGCTGGGGTGTCGAATTGCTTTAGCCTATCTGACCGATAGTGTTGATGATTACTTGCCACTAGCCCCTGTCCCCCTGGACCCGGTTCAGACCACGCTTGAGAACGTTTCTGCCAGTTTTGCTACCGCCGGAAAGATTCTTTACCAGGACAACCAAGGCGGACTGGAAAGCCGCAAGTTTTTCGGGAATGATGGCTTTAGCGGCATTTCGTCTGGCAGCTTCGTCTCAGTTCTTGGGGAGACGACCTTGTCCGTTGCTCCGCTGGCTGGCTCCGGAGCGATTCCAGACGAAATCGAGCTTTCGTACCAGGTACCCCAGGACGAAGTAGCAACAGACAACCAAGGAAAAGTCGCCACCACTACAGAGACTTCAAACTACTTCGTAAACTATCCTGCAACAGTTTGGGGTCGCGTAGAAGAGCCAATCCCAACCGGAGAAAGGCAGCTTCCAGATACTGTCATACAAATCCCCGGTGACCCAGGCACCAAGAATGGTTGCGGCCAGATCCTGACACCTCCATCACCAGGAGGGCAGGAGGTCGTTCCCGGAGGCATGGAGAACTATTTGTTGTGTACGGATAAATGGACCACCGAAAGGAAGAGTGTATACCTTCCGGCCACCCGTGTCGCCACATCGACTACGACATACGGCGGCCCAGCCGCTCAGGTCTCTATCGTGGAGCAGGTCACGACTGGTCCGGAACTTGAAGCCAACCCGTCCTACTTTGCTGACAAGTATGCGTACTGTGTCGCAACATACGGTCACGCCTGTAACCCAAATGGCGCTTGTTCGTACTATGGTATGGGTACTTATGTGCTAGGAAAGGTTATCACCTACTACACTTACGGCACCGAGGCTAACGAGCTAATCCGAACGGTTCAAGACACTTATCAGACAATTCTTTCCGCTTACTCTCCTCCCGAGTGGCGGTCTGGATTCCAAAACGGGGTTCCGCAGGGATTCAATGGCAATCTTTCGGCGTCGTCAGGACTGTACCGACAGCAGCGAGCAGTTGCTGCCGGTGTCAAAGCCGCAACCACAGTCATCGGCTCCGGCGGCGAGCCCACCTCGATCTCCGAGGCCGAG